TGGATAACAAAATAAAGGAATACAAGGGCACTCTCTCATCTGATGAGAGAAAGCGTATTTCACGTAACAAGAGCGGTAACAGAGTCAGACAGCATCTACAAACGCAAATAGAACCATACAATGCAATGGGTAGTCTGATGCGACTCACTCGCTTGACCCATGCTGATGAAATGGATGCATACGGTCTGAGTCACTTTGGACATGGTGAAGCACTACACCCTAGTAAATCCAAGACTGGGTGGATAACGGAAGCCAACAAACGGAAGGACTTGATGAGCAACATACTGACTTTCAACGATGATGGTGGTCAATTGGACTTGGCTGGTGCTGAGATGGCTGAGATAAAGAAGCCACTCATGGACTTCATGCAGACATCTGTTAGAAATCTCGATAGCATGGAAGGTAACACAGTACACGATACAGCAGTATCTGCTGCTATAGATGGTGGTTATCACGCATCACCCTCGATAGGATTTGAGTATGAGAGAGACGGTACACCAATAGCAGGTAGTTACCCACATGCGGGAAACTACGCAAGCGTACCACTACCAGTCTGGCATCATTGGTTCGGTCAAGATATGACGCAGCAGGTGCTTGGTGGTATAGACCCGAACGACCCACAACTAGCACAGACCAATCCAGCATCAACCCTAGCAGACCCGGTGACTGGTGAAACTCACATAAACAGAAACCCACTCCAATTCGGAAAAGCAGACATACCAAAGGAAATGCCTCTGATAGACCCTCTTCATAGGATATTCACGATAGATGACATGAAGCAGTTGAGGGGTTTCACTGGTGAGTGGGTAGTCTCTACGCACGTAGATGGAGATAGGTACAAGGTCACTAAGAAGAAAAACAGAGTTGTGATGGTCGATGAGGATAATACCAAACAATCGATGAACAGCGAGATGAGACAGGCTCTGAAAGAGATATGTAAGAAGGACTACACTGTGGATGTTGTAGTATCAGATGGTGTAATGCACGTCAATGATATCATGATGTATGACGATGGTGATGTCACAGATTTGACTACTCGTGAGCGCATCAAACTACTCAGAGGTCAGTTCGACAGTTACGACCCTGTGCATTTACCCAGTCCATCTGACATCAAGATAACAGATGAGGTTGGTCTGGAGGATGCTGTCAAGGCATTGCATAAGGACTCGGAGAAGATACTACTGAGAGATGCCAAGTCCACTTACATGAAAGGAGAGGACAAACATCCCAAGTGGGTCTTACTGGCAAAGGAGGATATCGACTACCACGTATCGTTTGGGATGGAACTGGACGGTGAGTCATTCATCATACATCTACCAGAGGACTTGGTGAAGTACGAAATCGTAGATGGTAAAGCGGAGAATCCTATAGCAGCAATAGGTAGTATCACTGATTCTGATTACTCTCTAAGACTGGCGAAGAGTCTACAACCGTATTGGGAGCAACCCCTAGAGCAGATGCTCAAGGAGGAAGCCGAGATAGATGAGGACATAGAACCAGAGATGGATGAGGAGAAGATAGAGGAGGAGAGTGCTGGTATACTCAGACCCAAGAAGGACAAGAACCTCCTGCTAAAACCAAAAGAACTGGTCAAGACTGTCACACTCATAGAAAGAGCACTAGAGAAATTAGAGAAGGCAAACAGCAACATGCACGGGCGTGGACTAGGTATAGATGTGGGAGGCCAGATAGAAAGCCCAAGAGGGCCAACTACTCTCACTGCCGAGCAAAGTCTACCAGATTGGGACATGAAAGAGCGTCCAAAGGAGGACATGGAGAAACCAGAGGACTATCCCGGTAGAAAGAGGAAGAAAGCGAAAACATCCTCGCAGTACAACGATTCTGATGATAGAAACCTTGAGCCTTAGTCGCGTAGCATTGAAGTAGTAAAACAAAGCGTGGGAGAGATTAGTGTGCTCGGTAAACAACTGTTCAGACATGGCGATGAACCAATATCCATCCTCAAGGGTGGAAATGACCTCATTGTCGCTGGCTATGCCAGTGTGGAAGTTGTAGACAAGCAAGGCGACGTAATAACAAAGGAGGCATTGAAAGACGCATTTCGGAAGTTCATGGAGAACCCGGCTTACAGAAATGTTCAATTGGCTCACAGTAATATACAAGTTGGAGATGTAGTACCGAATTACACAGATAATGAAGAGAAAGCAAAAGAGGTTTCAGCAGAAATCAGAAAAGGCGTTCTCAGAGGATTCAGTATCGGTGGTCAAGCGTTTAAGAGAGTCAGAAAATCTGATGCAAAACGAGGAGATTACCAAGAAATTAGCAAACTGGAACTACACGAGATAACGATTTGTGAAAAAGGCATCAATCCAGAAGCAACATTCAGCATACTCAAAGAAGACAGAGAAAACACGGAAGTGAATAAAATGACAGAAGAAAGAGACGAAAACGAAATGACAAAACAACTGGGAGACGTATTGTCCCGCTTGGAAAGCCGACTTGACGACATGGAGAAGGGAGAGAAACCTGCATTCTTGGAAGACAAGAAAGATGACAAGAAGGACAAGGACATGGACAAGGACAAGACAGGCAAGTCCGAGGACGCTCCAGTAGAGGGAGAAGTCGAGAAATCAGAGTACTCTGATGTAATCACTTCCGATTACCTCAACTGGATGGAAGACACCCTAAAGAGCGGTGGTGTGGACACTACTGCTGCAAGGGAGCACTTCGACAACCTAGAGAAGCAGAACATGGGTTCTACTTCCGAGGAACTCGCAGCATCCGAGACCCACAGGACTGGACAAGTCAAGGGCAGGGCTACAGAGAGCGGCAAACCATCCACTGGAG